CCCAGCTGGAGGCCGCGACCACGGCATAGATCCTCTTCGTGGTATCGGGGCCGATGACGTTGTCAGCGGTCGCGCCGACTGCCGCCTGGAGCGCCGTGACGTCGGTGTAACCGGAGGCGGTGGTCGCGTCGCCGTAAGACGGGCGGATGACGGCGCAAACGGAGTCCCAGTCTCGGGTGCGGCGCCACACGCCGCCGCCGTTCGACTGCGAGCCCGCAGCGCCCGAGCTGGTGTTGAATTCAATGGTCTGGATCCAGCCACCATAATTTGCCTCGACGATGCCGACGTGGTCGGCGACGCCGTCGCCGTCCCAGTCAAAGCAAACCATGTCTCCGGGCGCAGCCTGCGTCATCGGGGACACGAGGCGCCCCTCGCGGGCGGCTGCGTTGATACCGTAGGGGACGTAAGCGAAGTCCCCGCCCGGCAGGACAGACTTGTCCTCATTATCGGTCGCGCACCATGACGCGCCCATAGCGCAGAAAGGCACGCCCGACGTGCCGTAGTATGCGCCGTGGCGCTTGGCGTACCATCGACCGTACTTCGACCCCTCTTCGGGGTCGTCCCAGCGCGTGTAACCAATTTCGCCGGCTGCCCAGGCGAGGACGTTCTGTGCGGTCATGCTCATCGCGAGGCCTCCGTCTGCTCGTAGGGGATGTAGATCGGGGCGACGACGTCAGGCGGCGTGTCTGTCGCGGGGGTCATCGACGCCATGAGCTGCTCGATATTCGGTTCCATTGTTTTCTCCTCTTGGGTATGGGAAAGCCCCCGGACGGGCTTGTCCGAGGGCGTGAAGAATTGGTGGGGTCAGTAGCCGATCGCTACCCAGGAGTAGGCGTGGCGTCCAGGGGTCGTGACCCCCGGCAGCATCGCTCGGAAGCCCGTCCGTCCGATGGTGTCGAGGCAGAACTGCTGGCCCTGCTTAAAGTTCCAGCCGCCTGACCCCGTCCCATACAGCGGCGTGAGTGTCACTGCGACGCAGTCATTCGGGAAAGGTGTCGCGAACGTTACGAGGTCCAAGAACAGATTCCCGAACTGGACCTCCGTCGCGGAGGTCGCGACCTTGCCTGCCTTGATGAGGCCATTGCGCACGCCGACGCTGAGGCCAGAGCCGACAGGGACGTCGCCGACGGCACCTAGCTCCATCTGCAGATTCGACTCACCCGACCAGCGACGCCCATCCCACACACGGACAGCGTTCAGATCGGTCCGCCAGACGTAGACAGGCTGCTGCGGCGAGGCCGTGAGACCAACGCCCGCGAGCGCAGCGACGTACTGAGATGCGGCAGTCTCCGAGGCGCAGGCCTTGTAGGACGGGATGGAGAGCGATAGGTCAAGGATGTCTTGACGTCGGGCCGGATCGGTGGGGGAAGGCACCTTGTGTCCGCGCTGGTCCTGATAACTCATTGGGCACGCCTTTCTGCGGGCTTGGTGGGGAGTGTTTCGGTGTAGTCGAGGTGGAGGGCTGCGCTCGCGCCGCCCTTGGTGATGCCGCCGTAAGCCGAGCCGACGAGCGCTAATCCTGCGCCTGCCGTGAGCGTTTTCGCTAGGGCGGTGATGTCGACCTGGGCCTGCGCGGCGTTGACGTTGATCGTCTGTGTCGCGCCGCTGGGCTGCGGCCCGGACTCCGCGTAGGCGGCAGGCTGGATCACAAGCGCCCAGGGCGGGATATGCGACGCGGGCCGGACAGTGAGGAGGGCGCGAGTGATGGTTATCGTGCCGAGGGCTTCAATCTGCCTCCCGTAGGTGATGAGGCCTCGGAGGCGTTGGCCTGCTGGGTTGGTTCCCTGCCACGCGCCGCCGTCGCCGTAGCGCGTCCAGCCCGCATTTGTCCATGTGCCCATCCACTGCGGCGTGAGGACCGCGTGCCGTGCGATGGGCTTAGGCTCGGGTGTTTTTGGGACCGCCGGGAGCGGCCCTTCGGGGGACGGGGCAGGCCCGAGCGCGTGGACCGGGCGTCCCGTGTCTGGGTCGAGGAGGACGTGCGCGGTTTTCACGCCTTGCCAGTTGACGGCGGTTGCGGGGATCTGCACTCCAGCACCGCCGTATAGGGAGACGATGAGCTGGCGCCCGCCTTCGACAAGGTCGATGATCCGCGCGATTGCCGTCGTTGATCTGTCCGACCCGTACCTGGGAGGCAGATCATCTGGCGTGGAGGAGATTAGGTCCATGACGCGGACGGTCATAGGGTCACCTCCACGTCGGTTTTCTGCGTGCCTTTGTAGGTGAGGGGGACTTCGTAGGCTGTGACGAGGCCCCAGAGTGTTTTCGGCTCAGCTGCGAGGACCGGCTGCGTGACGATCTCGATAGGCTGATCGAGCGCGACGCGCGGGTCCGGCGCGTGCTCCACGGGGACTTTGACTTTTCGGCGGATCGATTCGGCGAGCATTGCCTCCGCTGTTTTGCGGGCCTGCTCCTGTGAGGTGATGAGCGGCGATGAGAAGAATCGGGGGACGACACCGTAGGGGCCGTCGGTCCTCATCGGTCCGGTCGTCTGATCCGCGACCGCCTGGAACGCAGGCGCGCCCTCGTCGTGCCCATCCTGGCCTCGCGCTACGACACGGTTATAGATCTTGTCCCTTGAGACCTGCGAGGAGACACCGACGACAGTGCCGTCCAGGTCGTCCGTGAGTCGCAGCTTCGGCGGCGAGACAGGCGGCGAGACCGGCGGGGTCACGTACAAGATCCCGTCGCCGCCCTCACGGATCGACGCAGGCCATGCCTTAGCGATCTCGTACACCGCGTCGATCCTTGACTCGCCCCAGGTCATCGACGGGCACCAGCGGTCCACGAGGCCTGTGTCAATCACGACACCCATATGCCCGCCGACCAGGCGCCGGATCTCGGATGCGAGCGTGCCGTTCCACATGGGGGAGAGGGGCGTCGTGAGCCTGTCCTCTTCGAGGCGATGCATCAGCGACTTTCCGGTCACCCTCACGGTCGAGGGGCCGGGATCGACAGATGTGATGATGAAGCGGCCTAGCTGCACGTCCCACCAGCCGCCGCCGGGGATCACCGACGCGATCGTCAGCGAGACGTGCAGCGTCTGCCCGAACGTCGCGAGCGGGTGTGAAGGGTCTGTAGGATCCCAGTCCCTCCAGTCCTCGTCCTCACTCGCTGCGCCGACGCGCGGCACCGTGAGGGAGAGCGAGCCCTGCACCTGCTGCGTTGCATCCCAGGCGACCGAGCCGTCCTCGACGGGCACCTCACCGAGGTACTCATCGCCGAGCCACGACTCGACCGTCGCCTGCAGCGTGTAGGCAGACGAGAGGAGGTCTTCCGGGATACGCGCGTCTGGGCCGGTCAGGCTCATCGGTCCTCCTGCCAGATCGTCCTGTCAAAGGCTTCCCACGTGAGGCGGCGTGCGTCGAGGGCCTGCCACGTGAGCGCGCGCCCGTCGAAGTCAGTCCACGTCGAGAGAGCGAGAAGTGTCGATGCCTGCGGTAGGGACGTGATCGTCCCCTTGATCGCCCAGATGCGCTCCGCGACATCGATCCGAGCCGCGCGCTCCATCGTGACACCTGTCGGCGACATGAGCGTCACCAGATCGACGTCGCACACGCCCGCCCGGCACTGCACGCAGTGCTCGGGATTGTGGAAGAGAGCGACGGGGGTCGGCGTGCCCAGCAGGAGCTTGAGCGCTGGCGTGTCCTTGAGATTTGTGCGCGCCGTCAGCGAGACGGTGCCCGCGCCCATCGTCGGCGCGTACACCATGACCGGAGTCTTGCGTCCCGGCACCTCATGCTCGGTCAGCCTCATCTTCATCTCGCGTTGATCGGTGCCCTGCCATAGGAGATTCACGGGCATCTTGCCCGCCGTATCCGTCATGAGCGAGAGGCCCTGCCAGCGGCGCACGACCGGCGATGACTCCACCTCGACGCCCCTCGACGTCGTCAGACGGTACCGGAACTCCGTGTTGATCGGCGCGAGAGAATCACCGATCACACGCTGCTCACCCGTACCCGTCCAAACCCCGGCGCGGGGTATCCATTTGAAGCCCGTCGAGGCGATGCCCTCGACGTAGCAGGCCGTGCCCGCAGGTGCGAGCGCCGCCGGGATGACGACCTGGACGCGCGGGGCCTGGCCGTCCTCGACGACCGCGACCGGCTCGCGGGTCATATCTAGCGCGGCCTCAACCTCACGCGACGCAGACAGACCCTTCGTGCCGACCCACTGGTGAGTGATCGCACGCTGCGAGTAGCCGATCCGATGCTGAGGTGTGTCCCCATCGAAGAAGGTCGCCGCGTCCGCGACAGCCTCCTCGACGGTCGCCGCAGCAACGATCATCACGTCGTCCAAGTGGACCCAGCCGGGCTTGTTGTCGCGCGCTCCCGAGGTGTGGACCTCAAAGCGCACGCGCGCCTGAGTGGCACCCTCCGGGGCTACGTGGACCCACGTCGTGCGGTCGCCCTTCGCGCTCGACGTCAGCAGCAGCGGCGCGGCCGTGACCTGAGATCGCCCTCTGACCGTCCACTCGACGCGGACGGCGAGGCCGATACCAGGACTCGTGCGGACCAGGGCCGACACAGCCAGCGCCTGCCCCGCCGAGACCGGGATCGGGGACACGCCAGGCGTGGCGACCTGCCCCTGCAGCTGGGCGGGCACGTCGACCACCAGATAGTTTGGTGACTGTCGATCGTGCCCGCCCCATGCAGCAGGGTCAGACGCGATCCGGAGCGATGACGGCGCATACCTCGACCAGCTGTTCGTCCCGTAGGTGAACGATGGGTTAGGACAGAGGTTTGTCCGCGCCATTATCGGCTCCTTCCTGCGAGCTGCTTCCTACGGGCAAGGACGCCCGCGCTAATCCCCTCGACGTGCGCGCGGAACTGCACGCCGTCATCGAGGACAAGCTGCACCTGGGCACCCTCCAACGAGACCCCCGCACCCGCACCACTAGCCGCGAGCGCTGACACGTCGGCCCACTGTCGGGCGGTGAGGATCGCTTCGCGCTGGCCGGTCTGGTTGACTGCGGCTGTGACTCCGTCGGGGAGCCAGCCGCCCCTGTCGTACTTTCGGGCACCGCCGTACCTGCCGACGCTGGGGGATCCCCAGATCGCCGTCTTGCGTGCGCTCAGGCCCGGGCGGGGTTCCTCGATCATCTGACCGTTGCCCGCGTAGACAGCAACGTGCCAGGCGGGCGATCCCCAGTAGAGGAGGTCGCCGGGCGTTGCCGATCCCCAGGGGATCGGTGTCGAGCCGGACTGGTAGCCGGCGGCTGTTAAGCGAGGCCAGCCCAGACCGAGCTGCTGCGCGGCCCAGTAGACGAGGCCGGAGCAGTCGAGGCCCGGCGGGATCGCCGATCCGCCCCACACGTAGGGGACGCCCATGAGGACGGCCTTCATGGCTGCGCCGACGAGGCCCGCGCCGCCCGAGAGGCCGGACTCGCTGACCTTCGAGGTGAACATGGACTTGATGCCGTCGAAAAGCATCGGCGGGATACCGTAGGCCGCTTGCTCCCAGAAGCTGCCGTCCTTGGGGGAGAGCAGCGCCCGAGCCGGGCCGAGCACCAGGTTCGTGATCGCGGCGGCGGGGTCGGTGACGATCTCCGCGACCGCCTCCGTCGTGTCCTTGATCCAGTTCAGCGCGCCGCCGAAGCCGCCCTTCACAGCGTTCCAGACGCCACCGTTAGCGAAAGCGACTTCGCCGCGGCGGCGCCCGGTCTCTCCGACGGTCGCGAGGCCGGATCCGCGCGAGGCGTTGACCCTGTCGAGCCAGGGCTTCCCGCCGAGAGCTCGCAGGGCGTCCGGTCGGATGATTCCCTCGCCTCCGGACAGACGAAGCGCGCCGCCACCGTCCGGGCTGTAGAAGTGGTAGATGTCCTTGCCCGGGGAGTACCCGGGGGTCATGGTGGAGAAAACGCCGCCGGTCGCGTAGGCCGGGATCGCCTTCACGTCGGGGAGACGGACGGAGAGGCCGACCTTCGCGGCGATCGTGTCGAAAGCTGCCTTAATGCCGTCTCGATAGACCGTTGTAATGACAAAGTTGATCGGGCGTGCGGCGGCGCCCTTGACCTTCTCGAAAACTGTCTCGACCGACTGGCGGAACGACTCGAAGCTGTCCTTCATGCCGCCGATCGCGCTCTTAATCGCGGGGAAAACCACGTCGATCAGGACGGATGATGCTGTCTGCACCGCCGACGAGATTTTGTCCCACACAGGCTTAATGACAGCGTCATACAGCCACGTGAAGGTTGGGCCGAGCGTCGAGGAGATCGCGCTGCCAATCGCAGAGAAGATCGGGGACAGGATGCCCCAGACCGTCTGGATCGCCGACGAGATCCCGTTCCACACCGTCACGACGGTCGTCCACAGACCCTCGAAAGCCAGGCCGACGGTACCCGAGATCACCGTCACGAACAGGTCGAAAAGCGGATACAAGACGTTATCCCAGACAGCGAGGATGAAGGCTGAGACGTTCGTCCAGACCGGCTCAACGACGTCCTCCCAGAAGGACCACAGCGCGGGCATCAGAGTGTCACGGAAGAAAGCCGCGAGCGCCTGCATAGCCGGGTAGATGATCGCCCATGCTGACTGGACTGCCGAGGCGAAGCCCTCCCACAGCGGCTTGACCACGTTCTCCCAGAGTGTCTTGAGGACAGGCCAGATGACCCGGGAGACGATGGTCCACAGGGCCATGAGGGTAGGTCGGATGACGGCGGTCCAGGCGAGGGCGAGGCCCGAGCCGATTCCCTCAAACAGCGGCTGCAACACCGTGCTCCAGAAGTTTTGGAGGCCCGGCCACAGCGTGCCGGAGATCCAGTCCCACGCCGCTTCAAGGGCCGGCTTGATCTGCTCTGTCCATGCCCTGTAGGAGATCTCGCCGACCGCGAGGAGCGCGTCCCGCAGCGTGAAAAAGAAGTCCACGAGGGCTGAGTCCTCTTCGAGCCCGAAGAGCTGCCCGTCGTATTCGCCTGTCGTGAGGATGCCCCACGCCGACTCGATACCCGGGATGAGCGTGTTCTTCGTGTAGTCGACGAAAGCATCGATTACCGGCGTGACGTTGGTCGTCCAGAACTCCGCGATACCCGCGCCGAGGGCGTTGATCGCGTTCGCGACGTCCTCGTTCGTGTTGTAAAGGTAGATTAGGCCGGCGACGAGCGCGCCGATAGCCACGACAGCCAAGCCGATGGGGTTCGCTGCCATCGCAGCGTTGAGCCCCTCCTGCACGAGCGTCGTGTTCTTGATCCACTCGATGACCGTCGTCAGGACCGAGAAGCCCCAATAGGCGGCGACCGCGATCCCGATACCCTCACCCAGGGCGACCAGCAGATCCTTGTGCTCCTGGATCCAGCCGAAAGCATTGGAGAACATGTCCGACAGCCAGCCCATCAGGTCTGTGATCGTGGGCTTCATGTAGTCGACGAGATCCTTCACGCCGCCCATGATCGTGGCCTGGAGGTTTCCGGCGGCGTTCTCGATACGGCTCGTATCGCGAGCCGCGTTCGCTGCGACCTCATCGAAGCCGAGGCTCAGCAAAGCCTCGTTAAATTCCTGCGCCGAGATCTGACCCTGGGCCATTGCATCGCGGAAATTGCCCGTATAGGCGCCCGCGTCCAGGAGGGCCTTCTGAATTTTCCCGGACGCGCCGGGAATGGCGTTTGCGATCTGATTCCAGTCCTGCGTCGCCAGCTTCCCGGCCCCGTTGACCTGCACGAGCGCCAAGCCAACTTGCTTGTACGTCTCGGCAGAGCCTCCTGCGACGGCGTTGAGGTTACCCGCCGCCTCGGCGAGACGGTCGAAGCCCTCGACGTCGTTCGCCGCGAGCTGCGACGTGATCCCCTGAATATCCGATAGATCGTAGACGGTCTCGTCTGCGTATTTCTGTGCGGCGGCGCCCAGCTCCTCGATCCGATCAGGATCAATCCCCGCAAACTTGAGGGTGTCCGCGAATTTCTGGGTGGCGTCGGACGCGGCGATAGCCTCGGAGACGAAACCTCCGATACCGACGGCTGCGGCCATTGCTGCTAGAGGCGCGATCGCGCTCTGCGCGAAGCCCGCCATAGAGGAGAAACCTGAGCCCGCCTCGCGCGTGCCCCGCGCGGCCTTCTCCGCTGCCTGCGCAGCCTCGTCAAGGTCGCGCGTCGCCGACTCGATAGGCCCGCGACTACGGCCAGCCTCGGCACCCATCGTCGTAAAGCTCCGGCCCGCGCCCTCCGCAGCTTTCTGCATGCCGCCCGTAGAGGCCTGCATGCTCCTCGTCATCTTGTCGACGCTGGCCTTCGCCTCAGTGGCGGCAGCGTCGATAGGCTGACTGATGGACTTCGCGACCTGGGCGCCGCTGGAACCTACGCCAGAGCGCAGGCCGTTCGCAAAGTCCTTACCGGCGTTCTGCCCGATGCTGGGCAGCTGCGCTTTGGCGTCGGCCTCGACCGTCTTGAAGAAGCCCTTCATGGATGGGACGACGTCGACGTAGAGCGTTCCGGCTTTGTAGACGCCTGCCATGCGGGGTTCCTCTCTTCGGTTATTCTTCGGTGTCCTCCCAGTTCGGGAGTAGGGCCTTCATTGCTTCGTCTCGGAAGTCGTGAAGGTGGTCGGTGCGAGCGTCCTCGAGTGCGAGCTCGACCGCCGAGATGGGACGCGGATACGGCTCTTTGCCGCCGAAGGCAGCGGACACCAGATCGAAGATGTCCTGCAGGAGACGCACGACGGGGGTCTGCTCACGCATCCGCGCCTCGGTGTCGTCAGCGGTCGCTTCGGTCGCTGCGACGCTGCGCGCGATCTCCTCGAAACGGTCGGGATCGTTGAGGATCGCGACTGTCGTCCTGCTCGTCGCCCCGAGGCCGTCGATGAGGGTGAGCAGGAAGCGCCAGCGGCGGGCGCGGAACAGGGCCGGCGCATCCCAGCCCTGCTCCGCGAGATCAGAGATGATCTGCCTCTCGTACCGAGTTAATCGGTCGTAGAGGCGTTGCCTTCCCCCGCGTCGCCCAGCATGCCCTGATAATGTTCGGAAGCCTGGCGGATCAGGATGCCGAGCTGCCTCATGTTGAGCTTGCTGAGGAGCAGGTCCGCGTCCTCTGCGGTGAGCCAGGTGCGGATCATCTGCGTCGGAGCCTTTGAGGACTCCATCGCTGCCATGAACTTCTCAGCGGCCTCGGGCGTGAGGCTCAGCGGATCCGGGAAGCTGATGACCTGGCTTCCGATCCCGAAAGTGAACGGGGCCGGGGCCGCAGCCTTCTCCAGCTTCGCGAGGGCATTGAACGTGAACGTGGGCTGTGCCTTGTCAGACATGCGTGATCTCCTTATTTGTCTGGCGGTTGGTTACTTGTTGAAGGTGGGAGGCGCGGGCAGCGTCGGCTTCTCGTCGCCCTTGGTGTCGTCGACGACCTCCCAGCCCTGAGAGATGAGCTGGTTCTGCTCGACCGCAGAGTCGGTCTCGCGCTCCAGCTTGAGCTCGTCGCCGGAGTCTGTCTTGACAGTCTTGATGAACTTCATCTTTGGTCCTATCCGTGAGTTGATCTCCATGCGTGAGGTGTGGACGGGGGGGGGCGGGGGGGGGCGAGCACCGCGCCCCCCCCCCGCGCGCGCCCCGCCATAGAGGAGAACCCGGACCCCGCCTCGCGCGTGCCCCGCGCGGCCTTCTCCGCTGCCTGCGCAGCCTCGTCAAGGTCGCGCGTCGCCGAC